ACCCCGGTTCAAAAATTCCGGCTCGCCCGTATTTGGGTTACGGAGAGGCCGACAAACAAGAATTGATCAACATCTTAACAGAATATATCGCAAACGGCGGTTGAAATGAACGCCGGAAACGCCCCAAATTCAAACGCAAATGATTCGAAACGAGCCGATACCCGGACGAGAGGTTATGCAAAGTTTTTAAACAGTAATTAAACGGGTTTAAACGGGTTTTTCTCAGGGACAAAAAGCCTCGTTTTAACATAAAAAATGATTCCCCTATTTGCCGCCGAAAGAACGTCTCTATCGGCGGTATTTTTTTGGAAATGTTTCCCTGTATCTTTCCGCGCAAATACCGCATTTTAAGGCCATCAACAAACTTTCGCGGAGGAAAAAAACATGAAAAAAATCCTTTCGGTCCTGCTGTTTTTGGCCCTTTTCGGTTCACTGGCCTTTGCCGGGGAAAAATCGTATTACATTCCGTCAGACGTAAAAAAAACGGCCCATACCGATTACGTGCAGCCCGTCCTTGAATCTCCGGGCACCGGGTTTTTGGCCATGGCCACGCCGACCATTGCCGTAGGCACAAGCGCGGTCAAAAGTATCGGCACGCTTCCGGCAGGTGCCCAAGTTGTGAGGCTCTATGCGTATGGCGGTGATGTCGCCTACGGCGGCAACGATCTTTCCACGGCTACCGTTTTAACCTTTCCCTATGTCGCAAGCGGCGCTCTCAGCGATCCGATTCCTGTCGGCACAACGACACCCGATATTTGGGTCACCGGTCGGACCGCGAGCGCATCTGTGCGGCCAATGGTGCGCTAACCATGACGCTTCTTGAAATTTTGAAGGCCGGGATTCACCCGGCCATGGATGGGAATTTCTATCGCATTACCGATGCGGATTGCGCCGAGCTGGTCGAATCGTATGACCCCAACCTGTATGCAGCGGCCATGGTAAAGGGACATCCCAAACAGGAAGACCCTCGTTTCGGTTCGATCAACGAACTGTCTCTTTCTCCGCAAAAAGTGGTTCTGGCTGCACCCGCCAAAGTAGACCCGGCATTTGCGGACGAGGTGAACAGCGGAAAATACCCGTATATTTCCGCGAAGCTGTATGCCCCAAAATCCAAGGGCAACCCGAAGCCGGGCAAGCTGTATCTCAGACATGTGGGCTTTCTCGGGGCCGTTCCCCCGGCGGTGAAGGGGATGAAAAAAGCGCAAATCGACCAGGCGGCCGTCAGCTTTTCCGAGTGCCAGGCCGACGAAGTTTCCTTCGCTTGCGCTGAAGTGAAAGCGGTTAAGACCGATTCGGGGGAGTTCATCCTCGAATTTTCGGAAATCAATTTTGAACAGGAGGAACGCATGGACGCCACTCAATTAGCCAAGGCTGAAGCCGATTTGAACGGCAGAATCAAACTGGTATCGGAAAAAGAAGTCTCGTTTTCCGAACGGGAAAAAGGACTCGGTGAACGTGAAACCCGTATCGCCGCCAAGGAACTGGCCATTAAACGCCAGGGAATCACGGACTTTGTCGAAGCTCAAGTCAAAGCCGCTCGCATTCCCTCGGGCATGAAAAACGGCCTGATCGAATTCATGTCCAGCCTGGACGAAGAAGACGTCCTGGAATTTTCCGAAGGCGAAAAGGCCGTAAAAAAGCCCGCCGTGGACTTTATCAAAGATCTCTTGAGCAGCCTGACTCCCATGGTTTCGTTCGGGGAAACCGCCGGTGGCGAACAGGTCAACACCGAAGACCCGGCGGTTCTTGCCCGAAAAGCCACCGAATACCGCAATGCCTGCCTCAAAAACGGCCAGGAAATCAGCTTTTCCGAAGCCGTTGACCACATCGCCAAAGGAGGGAAATAACCTTGAGAGCAAAAACCTACGATTCCGAAGGAACAATCGCCCCTTACCGGTTTGTGAAGCACGGTTCCGCGAACGGAAAAGCGGCCCAGGCTTCGGCAGCCACCGATCTCATCACCGGCATTTCCGACGAACTCGGGGCCGAAACCGACGGCGACCGCGTTGATGTTTGGAAAAGTGGCCAGGCACAACTGGAACTCGGCGCGTCCGTCACTCGCGGTCAGTTCGGCACGGCCGATGCCGACGGCAAGGGCGTGACCTGCGCTCCCGCAGCCGGTGCCAATGCCCGCTATGGTTGCATTTTTGAAGAATCCGGTGACGCCGGAGACATCCGTCCGGTCACCATCTGCATCGGTTCGATGCAGGGCGCGTAAAGGAGAAGTAACCCATGACGAAACTTGCCCCATTTCCCGTTCACGCGACGCTGACCGCGATCGCCATTGCCTACCGCAATGAAAAGCTGATTGCCGATGGGGTTCTGCCCAGAATCACGGTGGATCAGAAGTTTGCCTATCTGAAATACAAACTGGCTGAAGCTTTTGCCGTGCCCGATACCCGGGTCGGCCGAAACTCCGAGCCCAACACCGTCAAAATGAGCGCCGAAGAGGTCGAAAGCAGCGTCAAGCCGGAAGGGCTGCAGGACTTCCTGCCCCAGACCGATATTGATAACGCTCAGAAATTGGGGATCAATTTACCCCAAAGACGCATTGAAAGCCTGATGGACCTTGTTCTTTTGGCCCGCGAAGTTCGCGTCGCTCAGACCGTTACCGCGCTTGTGACCTACCCGGCGGCTAACCGTCTGACTCTCGCCGGAAGCGATCAATGGAACGAACCTCTTTCCGATCCCATTACGGATATCAAGAACGCTCTTGACAGCCTTATTTACCGTCCTAACGCCATGGCCATCGGACGAAAGTCGTATTCGGTTCTTTCCAGTCATCCCAAAATCATCAAGGGAACCAACCATAATTCCGGCGATTCCGGGATTGCAACCAGACAGGCCATTGCCGATCTGTTTGAGCTGGATGAAATCCTCGTTGGTGATGCCTTTGTGAATGTTGCCTCCCCCGGCCAGGCCGCGAACATCGTGCGGGCCTGGGGTAACGATTGCGCCCTGTTTTATCGGGACAAGATGGCTACCGAAAAAGACCGGGTAACCTTCGGTTTCACGGGGCAATACGGCACCCGCATCGCCAATACCAAGCCAGTCGAAAAGAAGGGCCTCACGGGCGGCCTCGATGTCTGGACCGGTGAATTTGTCCGGGAAGTCATCGCCGCGTCCGATCTGGGATTCCTCATTAAGAGCTGCACGAGATAAGGAGAAAGAATCATGGCCAAATACTCTGTTAAAAGCAATTTGCGGTATGGCGGCGTCGATTACAAGGAAGGTTCGATCGTTGACCTGCCGGAAGAAGCTGCAAAGCACCTGATCGGTATTGGTGTGGTCGGTCAGGCCCTTACCAAAGACCAGGAAGAAAACGCCGGCAACAAAAAGAAGAAAAGTGAGTAAACCCCATGCCTTACGCCAATAAACAGGACATGATCGAACGGTTCGGTGAAGCCGAACTGATTGAAAATTCCAACAAAGGGCAAGCTGCAACCAGCATCAAGGATTCATCTTTGAACCTTGCGTTGTCCGATGCGGATGCTGAAATCAATGCCTATCTGGCCGTTCGATACGTCCTGCCATTGGCGAACCCGCCGGCAATTTTGGTGAACCTGGCGTGTCAGATCGCCCGGTATAACCTCTTCGGGCCAGCAGTTACGGATGAAGTCCGGGACCGGTATAGAAACGCGGCTGCTTTCTTGAAAAATGTGAGCGACGGCAAGGCCACCCTTGGCCCTGCCGCCGATTCCACCGTGCCGCCCGCGTCAGGAGATAGTCCGAAATTCTCCAAGCCGGACCCGGTTTTCACCAAAAATTCCCTGAAGGATTACCTGGGATGAACGAACAGTCTGAAACTGAGGCAGAAAGCCTGGAAAAGGCGATTGTAGATCGACTGACTTCGGTATTTGGGGCAACGATACCAGTGGAAGCCTTTCCGGACGCTCCTGAGGACTTCAAAAAATTGCCCGTCCAAAGAGGCATCGTTCTGGTTGGTTACCGTGGAACCTATTATTCGGAGCCCACCAATACCGATACGCTCATCCAGGAAACCAGCGAGGAGTTCGCCGTTACTTTGGAGTTTCGCAACCTTCGCCACCAGGGTGCTTACCTCTACCTCAACCAGGTGAAAAATACCCTAACGGGTTTTTGCCCGGCTGCGGATCGGCGGCCCTTGTATCCCGTCGAAAAGGTTTTTTTGCGAATGTCCGAAAACCTGTGGATATGGGGTATGACCTTTCGGATGAAGTCTCAATCCCGGCAATTGGAGCCGGTGAACGATGCCCAAAACGAAGAGCCCGAATTGCCCGTGACAGCTCGTGGAAAGATCGTGGCTTACCTCAAGGGCATTTTCGCGACGGCCGGGTTTGCGTTTGTGACCAGACGCAATCTGACCATCAAGGAAATCCGTGATGATCAGTTTCCCGCGCTGGTCATGTTGGGCGGAACGGAAGAGTGCCAAACCATCAACCTGGCAACGAACCATGTTGAAGCCAGGTGGCCCCTCGAACTTCGTATTTTCGTTCTGGCCGCTCCCGGCCGGGATGCTCAAGACGCCATTGATTCAATGATGTCCGCTGCCGTGAAAGCGGTTTCGGCAGATGATTCCCTGGGCGGCACCGCCGAGGGAAACGAGGTGATCAGGAAAGTGCCGGATCTGCGGGTTTTTGCACCGTATGCGGCTTGTGCGGTGCAACTGGTCATTTCATATCGCTACAACCAACAAACTCAAGGAGGATAAATCTCATGAAAGAACGGAAACAACTGCTCCTGGCCGGGGTTCAGCCTACGTCGGGCTTAAAAGCCACTCTCACGGCCCAGGACAACGCCATTGCCACGGGTCTGGTGAAAGTCCGCGTCGGCACCACGCTCATCGATCGGATCGCGGTGAGACGGTCCTTGGCAAAACTGAAAAAAGAAGTCGGCAAGAAAATGCTGACGTTCTCCTTTTCAGTCGAAATGAAGGGGTCGGGCGACCCCATTAAACCCCCGGAATTCGCGCCATTGCTGGAGTGTTGCGCGATGAAAAAAACCATCGGCTCGACCCAGGTTGAATTCTCACCCGAAGCGGATGAAGATCAAATGAAAATTTCCACCCTGGAATTTTTCCAGGACGGCTTTTACTTCCGGGCTATTGATTGCGTCGGGAACGTCAAGAAAAGCTACCCTCCCGGCCAGTTTGGACGTCTGGACTTTGAAATTCAGGGGAAGTTTGAATCCGTCGGCGATGAGGCGCTCCCGGCCAATCCGGCATTTCAAGCGACCGTCCCGGTGCGGATTCAAAGCGCGGGTTTGAAGTTTGGGGCTTTTGCCTCTCCGGTGGCGCGGTCCTTTGAATTCAACTCCGGAAACACGATCGGCGAACGCGAGGACATCAACAGTCCTGACGGCTTCAAAGCCCCCGAAGTCACTGAACGCGCGCCGACCTGGGCGGCTGTCATCGAGTCAGTAAAAGAAGCGACCTCGCCGTTTTGGGCGGATTGGTTGGCCCGCGCAACCAGAGCCATTCCCATCACCGTAGGCACTCAGGCCGGCAACATCGTCACCCTCGAAATCCCTCTTGCGTCCATTGATGACGTGCAGCTTGGGTCCTCCAATGGCCGGTCAACCTGGGAAATGAACGGGGCGTGCAACGAGTCGGTTGATGATGCGGCCGACGATTACAAAATCATTTTTAAATAGGAGTAACCGATGAATACACGTTTTTACCTTGGTTTGCTGATTGTTGCGTCTCTTGCTGCTCTCTGTTTCCTGCCCCCCGTAAAAGGCGGCACGCTGACGTCTCAGGTGCAAATTGCGGTGGTCAGCGATTTCGCCGAGACCCTGGGCTTGTCCACTCCCCGCGATCGCGTGAACTACGCTCTCACAAAATCTTTCGCGAACGGCACGGGCACCGCCCAAGTGAATGCTATTTACCATGCCAAACGAACCCTCGCCTCGGGCGCAAGTGAGGAATTGAAGCTGACCGGAACCCTGCAGGATACGTTCGGCAATGTCGTTTCCTTTGCCCGAGTCAACGCCCTGATGATTGAAAATACGTCGGCATCAATGACACTGACCATCGGCGGGTCTGAGGCAAACGCCTGGAATACCTGGACCACCGGAGCCACGGATTCAGTGGTGATCGGGTCAAGCGGGGCAATGCTGACGGTCAACCCCTTAACCGGTTGGGTGGTGGCCTCTGGCACTGGTGATCTTTTGAAAATCACGAATTCGGCGGGCACGGCAACGGATTATTACATCTGGATTGTCGGCAAGAACCAATAGGAGGAAGCTATGTCACTGACTGGAAAAGGAATTTACCGCGAATCGTTCAATCGCTGGTTTCTGGAATTAGAGGGCATTGGCCCCGTGGAATTGCGGTATAACGTGCATCAGAGCCGCCGGTATCGCGAGCACGTTGAAAAGGTCAGACAACGGTTGTTGGCCAAAGCGGCCAAAGAGAAAGCCAATCTGCCGAAAATCGAGCCGAACCAAAACCCTGGTGAATCTGTTTTTGTGCCAGGCGTCCTTAAATCCCAGGAAGAAATGATGGCCGAAGTGCTTGAAGCTCTTATCGAAAACCGCTTGGTTAACGGTCCTGATGATAGTCTGGAAATCCTGCATATCGCCATGAATCCCAATCCCAAAGAAGAAGTTTTTTCGCGCGACAAAATCAATGAGTTGTTGGACCTGGATTTGCAATCGAAAATTACGATGATTTGGGCGGACAAAAAGGTCATGAATCCCGCTTTCTGCAAAGTTTTGGACCCTCACCTGGCCCCTCTGGAACGACAAGAAACCAAGATCGAAGAGGGGCCGACCAAGGAAGCGTAATTCCGGTCGACCCATTTGAAATTGCCATTGAAGGCGCCCGGCACGACATCACGCTCTGTCGGGCGTTTCGATGGACAATCGATGAGGTTTTGACCCTGGACATGCTCCATTACTACGTTGCGTTAGCGGATCTCAGCGAAGTGCCTATCGTGGACAAGCTGGTAAAAGATTTCTTTTACGCACCCAAAGCCGCTGATCCAGATTTTGAACCGCAATTACTCTCGTTTAGAACCCCTGAAGAGCGTGCGGCATCCATCGCCAAACTGAAAGAGCAGTGCAATGAGTAGCGCCACAAGTGAATTGAAATTCCTCGTTTCGGTCGATACCAAGGACGGTGTCGGCCAAATGGAGGGTTTCCAAAAAAGCGTCGGCGGCCTGGCTGTGCCCGTCGGGGACGTCAAAAACCAGTTTACCGGTCTTGAAGCCCAAATCAATTCCTTAACGAAAGCAATCGGCGGCCTGCCTGGTGAACTGTCGAAATCACAAAAATCTCTTGGTGAATTCTCAAAAACGTCCACAGAAGTGAATAAAGGGACTGACCAGACACAAAAGAAGATTGGCGGTCTATCTGATCAAGTTGGGACTCTCCCGGGGGTTTTCCAAAAGAGCTCAACTTCAACAACAATGTTTACTTCTTCTCTCGTAAGCATGGCTGGTAAAGCCGCAATTGCCATTAGCGTTTTAGCGGGTATTCCGATAGCAATGAGTGCAATTTGGTCCACAACAAAATCAGCCGCTGGGGTCGCTGATGCTAAACAAAACTTTAAAGCCTATGCTGAGTCTGTCGGCTTAAGCGCTGATGAAATTATTTCCAAGATGAGCAAAGCCGCAAATAGGACGGCTTCGGATTCAGAAATAATGAAAAATGCCAGTATGGTCATTGCTTCCGAGATCAGACTTACTGCGGACCAAATGGGAAGCCTTTTTGAAATTGCTGGGGTTAAGGGAAAACAGTTTGAACAGCAGGCGTCATCACTTTTTCAGTCTTTCATTTCAACAATGAATTCCGGAATGGTCAATTCCCTTAAGCAATTTGGCTTTACCTTTTCTCATGAATTCGAAAATTCCATTTCTAAAATGTCGAACATGGAAAAAAAACAGGCCATCTTAAATGAGATTTTGAAACAAGGTGGGGAACAAGTTCAAAAGCTTCGAGGAAAACTTGGTGAGACTTCTGATGGCTTTGAGCAGATGGATATCGCAGTTGGGAAATTGAAATCAGCAATGCAAAGCTGGTCTGTTGTTCTTGCACCCATTGCCGGAACTTTGGCAAATATTGTTTTTAAAATGGCTGAATTTATTAGCATCAGGGATAAGTATTCAGCGCTTTCAATTCAAGAATTAAAGAAGATCCGCGACGAAACACAGGCAATGCTTGATGAAGAAATTGAGAAAAATACAGCTGCTACAAATGCTAGAGCTATTTTTTCCAATTTGAGAAGTGATGACCCAACATTTGCTGCTGGTGGCGAGTATCTTTCTTCGGAAAAAGAACAGGCATTAAAGAACGAACTTAAATTGCTTGATGAACACACTCAAAAGCTTGAAGAACTCGAAAAAGTCAAAAAACAAGTTGCAAAAAATGATGCCGAAGCCGCTGAGGCTGACAGAAAGTCCGTTGAAAAGCAAAGAGCCGCCGAAAATGCCAAAAGAGCGGCTGAAGATGCCGCCAAGAAAGGCGATGAGGAATACTTAAAGCGACTCAACGCCAAGGCTGCGGCGGAATATGAATATCAACAGGCACTGGCCGATACGAACCTGAGTCTCGGGAAAATCCTCGTCAATTCCGATTTTGCCAAAAACGCCCTGCAGGGTTCCGCGATCGCGGGCGGTCTGTTCGACCCTCAGTCCCTTCAGGCCGTCAAAGCCGTTCTCGGGACTCTACCGTCTATTTTCAATGAGATCGATCAGGCTGTTGAACGAGTTCGACTTGAGCTTTTGCGGGATGCCACTTCTCAATATGTCGCGGCTTTGCGCGAAGGTGCGCCTGCCGCCCAGCAACTCGGGGCTGTATTGGATCAATCAGGGCACATCATGGGCTCGGTCATGGAGGCCGCCGGGGGGATGGGCGGCACGGTAATATCGGCTGCCAGAGCCATGAACACAGTATCCTACGAGGGCATCGGAAAGAACCTGGACACCCTGAAGAAAAAGGTTCTGGGCGTTGCCGATGCCTATAACACCTGGTCGATCGTGATGGGCGCTGCCGGGATCGGAACCGCCGGAAAACTGATCCCATCTGACCAAATCGGCGCGGCGATCCAGGGCGAAACCGATAAACTCAATGAAAAAGAAGTCCAGCGCATTGAGGAATTCGCCCAAAAGATGCGAATAAACGTCCGTGATGCCTTTGAACAGGGCCTTGCAGACGCAAAAAATGTTGATGACTTTTTGAAAAACTTCGGAAACAACCTCAAAAGCCAGGTCCAGCAGGCTCTTGCCTCGGCTTTGACCCAACAGATTTTTAACGGCGCCGGCGTTTTTAACCTTGGATCATTATTAGGCTTGGGCTCCACCAGCTTGGAAAACACGCCCGCTGTCGGCTCCGGCATCAATTGGGGTAATTTGGGCACCAGCCTGGCTATCGGCGGGGCGATTTCCTTTTTAACCTCTCCCGGGCGATTGTTCGGCGGAACGGTGCAGCACGGCACCGAGGCCTTCAGCAGTTCCGCCGGATTGAATGACCAGGTGACGAATGCCCTGAAAGCCCGCGATGATTTGCTCAAAAGTGCCGTTGGCGTTTCCGCAGGAACTTTGAAGGCCCTTCAAGACCTGCAATTCACTTATTCATCGGTGATCGCCAATAAATCCGGGGACGGAATTTTTAGCAAGAAAACCACAACTTACGAGACCGTTGGTGGGGTCGCTTCCGCCAACACTCTCAAGGCCTTTGCTGAGCTTTCCGCAAAAGCTCAGGCGGAAGCCGCCCAACATGCTTTTGAAATCAGCTTGACTCAGTTGTCAGACCCGGCGAAGGCGCTGGATATGACAATTCAAGATCTTCGGCTCGCGGTGCAAAAACTCGGTAACAGTGCCGATGCTCTGCCGTTGCAACTGCAACTGGCACAGGCCGAAGCGCAAAAACGTGCGAACGAAATCAGTGCTACTGGAACCTGGCTTGATTTCGCCCTGTCCAGCGGTTCAGCGGATGCGCTTTCGGTTGCCAAACGTTTTGTCGGTCAAGGCTCAAAACCTGATCCGGTGACGGTTCATACCGTAAACAAAACCCCGATGTTGTTCGAAAATGCCGACGGCACCGTCCGGTCATCGGGTGGAGGGTCTTTTTCCGTTGCAAATATCGATCCCTATAAAATCGGCGGTAAGGCCATGTTGGATCTTTATGAGCAGCAAACCCGCCGGGAATTTAACCTCCAAATAATGCAGGCTTACGCCGCCAACAGCCCGACCGAGCAGCTGGCTTATTTGAGCGCCAAGAAGGATGCCGTAAGTGACGCTTTTCGAGGCTACGAAGAGCTTTTGAATACAATTCGAATGCAACTTGAAAACCAATCTTTATCTGAGGCAGATTCAATCAGGCTTTTTGAACAGTTTAAAGCGACCTCAAGTCAGTTTTATGCCGCGAAAGCCGAAATGCTGACACTGGATCTGCAGATGAGCGAAATCGTGCAAAATCAAGCTGAAGAGTCCAGACAAGCCGCTGAAACAGCTGCTCAAAAAGCCGCGTTAGACCACGAAGCCGCCTTGGTTGCCGCTAAAGAGGCATTATCAAAGACGTTGGCTTTTCAGGACGATTGGCTTGCACTTGCCGTCGAAAACGCTCTGACGGTCAGCCACCCGAATTTTGCGTATTTATTGGAGAGTAACATTCAGAAAGGCCAGTGGACCGAAAATGCTGATGTTTCCTGGTTGCCCAATGAATTCGCCGTGCGGAAATACAATCAAACGCAAAGTCTGGAGCTCCAAAAAATGGGACTTCAGGTCGGTGATAATCCTGAGCGGCTAATAGCCTACCAAAAAGCGGAATTGCAAAGTTTACAGGCCCAAAAAGTCTTTTTTAATGACATCGCGGCCCGTGAAGAACAAAACCTTTTGGATCGCACGAAAACCTACGAAGAGCAAAGAGCCCACGTTGAGCGGTATTTCACCGCAATGAAAGCAGCCAATGACGCGGAATTGCAAAGCCTGCAAATCCAAAAACAGCAGCAGGATGAAATTGCCAGGCAAATGAAAGAAGCGGCTGCAAAAACGCTGACGTTCCGGGACGAATGGCTTGCCTTGGCCCTTAATAACACTGAGGTGCTGGGCAATCAGTCTTATGCCTATCTGCTAAAAAAGAATATTCAGGATGGAACGTGGACCGAAAACTCTGATACGAACTGGCTGCCGGATGAATTCAACCTGCGAAAGGAGGCAATGCGGCAAAGCTTCGATTTTGAAAAATTGGGCCTCTTTGCCAATGATGACACTGAAAAAATCAAGGCTTATCAAGATGAACAGCTCAAGAAATTCCAAGCCGAAAAAGATTTTTTTGACGAAATTGCCGCCCGCGAAGAGCAAAACCTTTTGGACCGCACAAAGACTTACGAAGAGCAACGAGCCCACGTTGAGCGGTATTTTTCGGCCAAAAAAGCAGCCAATGACGCGGAATTGAATGGGTTGAAAATACAAAAGCAACAGCAGGATGAAATTACTGCAAAAGCTGATGAATTGAAGGCAAAACAGGAAAATATGTTCTATGACCTGCTCGGAAATCTGATGACAAGAGTGGTGCAGGCCCAGGAGACAAAAACCGGCGACACTTACAATATTTTAGCTCCTGGTCAGACACCCGCCCAACGGATTTTGGAGGCCATGCAGGCCACCGTAAACGGAAAATACCCTGAGCTTGCCGCCGTCATGAAGGATATCGTCGCTGAATTCGGAGGGGAATACGGGATATGAGGCTCATTTCGTCATTTTCCGTGATTACGAATCTTTCTGCATGCTCATCCAATGCCTATTTTCCCGTATCCAATGTTTTGGACATTGAACCCATGGCCCGGTGGCAGGCGGCAACTTATGCCGATGCTCAGTGGATCAAGGGGCAAATCGCCCAGGGCGTAAACGGTCTTTTTTTGAATCAATGCAATTTTCCGTCGGCAAGATTCCAGTGGAATGCCACCGATGTATGGACCTCTCCAACCGTTGACATCACTTTATCTCTCGAAAAGGACGATTGCGTCAACCGGAAAGGCTTTTTTGATCTGACCGGAACGGGGCCGGGCTATTTCCGGATTTATATTCCATCCCTTCAAACCCTCGACAACTCTGAGGCGGTTCCAGCAATCGGAAATATCATCCTTGGCAATGCCGTTACTATGCCGACCGCAAGCAGATACTCCCCTGATAAAACCTCTGAAGTCATCACCACCAAAGCCTATGAATCATCCCCGCGAGACACGATTATAGGCCGTTCCTGGCATGAAATCACGGTTGACATGAAAGATTGGCTGTCTGTCGTTCGGGCTCTGCCTAAGAATTGGGCACAGGCCGTTTTGATCGCGGATATGGGATATGTGGATGAGGCCTGGCTGGTGCAAGCCCCGGCAAAATGGCCACGGCCCACGGAATCACTCAAAAGGGTCAGTTTGAGCGTTGTTTTTAAGGAAATCGCGTGAGCACCTACCTCACAATCCAAGCCATTGATACCTACCGCTTGAGCGGGTTTACCCATGAGAAAAACGGGTTCACCTGGCGGGGGTATTTACTCAATGCCCCGACGCTTGAAGGCATGGCCAGGGACAGCGCCATTACCGGTGATTCCATTCGGGAGGTTGCTTTTGATCTCGATAACTCCCTGCGCTGGTTCGACCTGGCTACCGAAAAAGCCATCGGGGCGATCGTGACGCTGGTTATCGATGGATACCCGGAAACCTGGATGGGAAAGGTTACCTATGCCAAGCGTAACATCAAAACCGGGGTTTTATCGCTCAAAGCATCTGAGGATCAGGATGCGGTGCTCTCAAAAACCTATCCTCATTTTTTTGTCGAGACAAAGGACTACCTGAACCTTGAAGCAGACTTTGTAAACAAGCCCATTCCCACGGTTATCGGCGGAACGATCGCGAACCCGATCCGCGTGCCGGGAATGGTTGTGGACCGCGTAGATTGGGTATACCTGTTTTGCGTTGGAGAGATTCACCAGGTTATTGCCGTGAACAAAGCTGGAAAGCCTATCACAAGCGGATTCACGGTTTATACAGGGACGGCCTATCAACCAATTTTCCCAGGTTTTGTTTGTGTGAAATTTGATGCCGAACCGAGAGACAACGCCAATAGTTGGCCTGAACTCACCATTGACGTTATCGGCCTGAAATTGGGCACACATACCATGGAAGAGTGCCGAAATCCCATGCGGTTTTTGAAGTTTTTGCTCACGACCTCATCGGAAGGAATAAACGGATGGGGCCTTGGTTTTACAGGTGAAATCAACTCTTCCGTCCTCGACCAGGCGATTGCCGATTGCGACACCTACCAATTCAAAATTGACGGCATTCTAAACGACGCCATCAAAGCAAGAGTATGGATTGATCGCATTTTGGACGGCTGTCGGGGATCTCGGGCCTTTGTATCCGGAAAATTTGAGGCCTATGTTGATAAGCCGGCCGCTTCAGCAAAAACCTTCGACGGCTTAAACTCCGCTCCATTAGAGGATGGGCCTGGTGATGCAAAATCTCGGGTCAACCGTGTCATTTGCGAATATCGGTATCGGTATAGCCAGAGCAGCGGGAAATATCTCGGTAAGCTGAAGCGCGACGATGATGAAAACATTGACGCAACCTGTTTAAACGAGAAAAAAATCCAATTGCCTTTGGTGGCCGACCACGCCACGGCCTGGGCCATTTTGAATTACGTCCTCAACTCCGCCAAATACGAAGAAAAGAAGCTGAATATCGATCCCTTGCGGGTTACCGGCACAGCAGCAATCACCAATAAGGTTGTGACGGCAACCTACCCTGATTTCGGCATCATCAGCGAACTGTACAGAATCAAACGCACCAAAATTCAAGACCGAAAACC